ACAAAGATGGCGCGATCATCTGCACTTTCAACGGCCATTAGTCAGCACTCGAAATGGCATTGACGGTTTCCTGCACCGCCTTTTTGACCACTTTGACAGCTTGATATGGCGTGGCATAACCGCGCTCAATTAGCTTTTGCGCTTCACTTTCGCGCACCTCGTGATCTTCACCGGCCAGCATAATGCCCACCGAACCGGCTTGGCAGTCTTTGATAGCTGTAATTTTCACTAATCTATTTGGCATTTTTCTTGCTGTTCCGTTTGATTAGGCTTGATGCGGATTTGGTTGTTAAACCAATGGCGCGGTCAGTGATGCTTTTCTTTTCTTCGTATACCTCTACTTTGCCGGTATTAACCAAATCCAAGCCAATATGATCTTCAAGTTCAACAATATCACCAGTTTCGTGATGATTGCCCTTAATCATTACTGCGCGTTTACATTTTACCTTCATTATAACCCCCTATGGGAAAGCAGGGCGGCGAACCGCCCCGCTAATTGTTTTAGGCGGTGATGTCTGTGATTGCTGCAAAAGACTGTGGATGTCTTACTGCAAAATCCACTTCCTGCATCACGCGTACACGAATACTGCCTGACGCGCCGCCCGTATACGGATCAATCAAAATATCCGGGGTGGACCAGAAACCAAGCATTGCTTGACTAAAGTCGGCGGCTATAAGTGCTGAAAGACCTGTGCCTGTTCCTTTTGTCAGATCAGATGGAACATTGTTTGTCACAGCAATTGGATAGCCATAAACAGCGGTCCACGGGTCATTCAACAGCATTACGCTATCGGTTGACGCAACCTTGCTGGTTGATGCCATATGTGATTTGACTTTTGGATTGGTCAAATAGGCAATGCTGTTGCCGTTGATGGCAGCATTGTCGATTTCCAGTTCCTTAATCAGATCGGTGATAGCGGCCCAAGTCAGATTGCCACCATTTGTGCCGATAGCAACAGAACCAATACCAGATGTTTGCAGAATACCGGTTGGCTCGTTAGACCCGCCGCCTTCAATCGCAACATCTTCGATTTTCTGTGCAATGGCATTCAAAAGGTCATCACGCACGATTTGTTCTGCCGATGGATCACTTTGAATAGTCAATTGGCGCGAAATATCTGTAAATGCCCCAAGTGCCTTTGGTGAAAGTGAAATTTGCGAGAATACGGCGTTGACTTCAGAAGTCGCACCGTTTTCAGCAACAAATCCAGCAGCAACACCGGTTGCCAGTTTTGGAATAGCAACATCACCACGCAGGCCGGTCATTACGCGAACGCCAAGGTCCGACATAACCAAACGCGCACGCAGAGCGTCAACAAACTGATCGCCAAGATGATCGGTCGGACGCAAATAACCGCCAGCACTGTCTGTGCCAACAGTCAGGTCACGCTTGCCGCCCCAGAAGCTATCGGGCGCATAGAAGCCGCGGGCTTCACGGCCAGTGCGCTTTGCGATTTCTTCAGAGACTTCACGCTCAAGACCTTGCAGGCCAGAACCGTTTACCAGACCGCGAACCGCTTTCATAAATGAATATGAACGCTGTTCTTTAGCTGACATATCAACCGCACCGGCTGACTGCTCAAGTGGCTTGCCTTCGCCGATGGCGTCCAGAAGAACACCACGGAAAGCGGCAACAGAAAGGCCTTCGCCAATGGCTTTGTCAGCCAGATCGCGGCGGTTGTGTTTTACGGCAAGATTGATGATTTCTTGCGCGTTCTTTTGAAATTCACGCTTGGCTTGCTCTGCGGCTGCTTCGCGGATTTCGTCGTGATTAATTTCGGTCATCTTGACCTCCTTTTTTTCAATCACTGGTTCGATAATTTCAGCACTGCGGTTCACACCGACACCAGCGTCAGCGGGAACGGATACAATACTGGCTTCATACGGAACCCACGAGCTAATTGCGACTGTCCCATCGCGTTCGTTCTTTTGTTCCATTTCGCGGATTTGATACCCGATGCTGACATTGCTCCGAATACCATCCTTGACATCATTGTAAACCTCTTGGGCCAGCGCACTTTTTCCAAAGCGAACCACAGACCGCAACCGGCGGTCCGTTTTGTCCAAATAAGTCCGTTCAATAACGCCAATCTGTTTAGTCAGGTCGTGGTCCAGCAACAAAGGCGCGTGGCCGCTATTCAACCGTGACAAATCCACCGCGCCCTCTGAGTGGCGCAAAACCTCTAATCCGAAAGACCGTTCAACTGGTTCTTCGCTGCTGATCGACATCCGCACGCGACGGTCATCTTCCTCGACCATATCCGCAGCGCGGGCGCGAAATACCAATTCGCCCCGGTCCAGACGATCCTCGTCTAATTCAATCGGCTTTTGCTCGTCCATAGCTTCTGCCCTTTCTGTAATCTCGCCAACATTATCAACGATTTCTTCATCTAAATCTAGACCACGCTCGTCAATGCGATCTAGGGCGGCATCCTTCGCCCTTGCCCAAGTTTGACCGGCATCGCCACCCCAAGCTGCCCAAGCAACCCGGCCCGGTGATGGATAACCATCCTCGCCGGGGCTGAACCCTTCGGCTTGCTTGTCAACTTCGTGCCGACTAAAAAAGCTGTGCATCCGGCGCACTGTTTCTGGGGACAATTCTTGCCGATTTGCCAACTGGTTCGCCCGCGCAACAGCCACTTCGGTGCCGCCTTGTTTGCCTTCCTCGCGCCACTTTTTGAATTTACGCGCTTCTGCGGCCATACCTTCTGTCGGCACCAAACTGATTTCTTGGCCTTTATAGGTTGCCATCGTCTTGTCCTGCGTCGATTGATGGCTGTGCTGGCAATTTAGTGCCGAATGGCTGGAAAGCTGTATCAATGCCATAGCGGTCAGCTAGTTCGCTCTCACGATTAATCTGCTCAAAGATTTCTTCAGTATCCCGGCCATATTGACTGTGAACATCCTGCAAACTGACT